CTAAAAACTTTGCCTCTTATCAAAGGTCCATCTTTTGCCGTTGTAAGTCACGGTGCCATCTAAATTAATCGGCAACTCATTTAATGAGTAGTCATAGATTTTAAGGACATTCCCGTTCTTATCTAAATCAGCGGGTAGATTGCAAGTATTCTCCATTCTGCCCGCTTCCGAAACCATGATCATGACTTGCGACATCATAAAGCCCTTACACAAATCGAGACATTCACATTACTATTAATTGTGTGAGCTGTGCAACCTGAGAAGATTAAGCACAGCATTGTGATGATCGATGCAACTTTGGTACGCTTACACATATAAGTTACTTCTTTAAAAAGAGTGCTCGTTCTGCTTCTCGGCGACGAACTAGGCCCTTCATAACCTTGCCACCTGCTTTGTTCCAGACAAGGAATTGGTCAGCAGCGCCTTTGTAGTCGCCTTTATTAAGCAACTTGAGCAAAGTTGAATTCTTTAAAGCACCTGCGCCAATGTTGTAAGTCAGAGAAACCAAAGCATCAAACTGATTTTGATTTAGCGGTACAGTCACAGACTCATTTACTGTTTTTTCAAATTTAGCCAAGTCGTGTTTAAAGTAAGCTTTAGCTTGCTCAGGTGTGCAAGTGTCACCTTGCTTAACCTTCGCGCCATTTGGATAAACTGTGGTGCCAGTGCCAATGGTCCAGACTCCAACACCATCGTCATAAGCTTTGAATCTTGTGCCTTCAAAACCAGAAATTAGGTCAACGCCAACATCACTTGTCGTTTTCCCACTTGGTGCAAGTTTATCGACCACTTTATTCAGGTCATCGACTTGGGATTGTGTAAGCTTCCCGCCTGCAATGACACGGGCAGCATCGAAGAATGGTTTAGTTGTCATTTGATTCACCTTTCTTTTTCTCTAACTCAGAACTACCAAAATAAAAGCCGCATGCAGTTGTCATAGCCCCTGCAATGAAACCCAATGCCGTATTGATCAGATTGCTATTTTCACGTGGCATATCCACAAAAAATAAAGCAATCACTAAAACAAACATTAATCCCACCAATGCGAAAGCTAGATATGCTCGAGTATTTTCACTGTTCATCTTTTTGCTTCCTCCAATCGTGATACTTTCTCTTTAATTAAAGACTGGTCTTGGCTTAATTGAATAATTGAAGATCCAACCCACGCACACAATGAAAATACGATGCCTGCAAATATTCCCAGCAATACACGCAGCACAGAAATTCCACCATCTTGCGCTGCTGTGCGGTTTTCTAAATTGGCGACTTTGATATCCAATGTATCGATATCCTTTTTGTTCTGTTCGCTAGTCTCTTTGTGCGCTTCATTAATGAAAGTCAGTCGAGTAACATGATCTGACAACATGCGAATATCACTCTGAATGGAGTCGATTTTCTTTTCAAATCTCAACCCGTATGATTCATTTTCAGTCATGCCTTCCCCCTTTCGTTTAGGCAATAAAAAAGCACCCGGTTGGGTGCTATAAAATGTCTCGTTAATATTAAAAACTGATCTTATCTACTTCAGCTTTCGTTTTAGCCAGCGCAATACTCTCTCTAGCTTTTCTGCTTCTTGCATGACACATAGATACATGCTCTGCCAATGCTTGTCTTAACTTTTTTAATTCCTCCCCCGATAATGTGATAACGGTATTGTTGAATAATGTCCATTCAACCTCTACGCCTAATGCACTTGCTGCAATAATGCGGCTCTGAGACTTTTCATCTGAATCAAATTTATATCCATTAAATGAAAA